TAATATTCTATCTAAACCTGCATCATATTTTTTAACAAAAAGGTCATAGTTAAATGTATCAGTTGATGCATCTGTATTAGATGATACTTTCCTTAAAGATATATCATCCCAATAAATTGTTGAACCCGGTTTACGATTTTCAAACCGTATACCAATTCCTGTTGTATTTGAAAACTTTATTAATTTCTCTACCTGAATTTGCTTCCACTCAGATTCATTTAGTCCAATTTGCTCTGATGATTTTATACCACCTTCTTGTAAAGGATATATTTTTTCATCATTCCAATTAATAACCTTACCATCACTATCTAATTCAAATAAAGCTAACGAACCTACAGAGTCAACTAAACTTGAAGAAACTTTTGTGAACGCAGAAAATACGTATGTATCACCTTGACTTACAGTAGCAAGTGAAGCTGTCATACCCGGATATTTTAATGAGTCATTTTGATATAAATGAGAATAAGAAATACCTGGATTATCAGCAGTTCTTGTATTTTTATGTTCTAAACTATTATTACCTGTTAACGATACATTTGAACTACTTACTATTTTAAGAGTACCATCCTCTGCACTATTACTACCTGTAATAAATGGTGGATTAAATAAAGTTGTTGCTTCTTCAAAACTTGATGTAGCAAATAAATTTACATCTACCTTTGATTTTCTCAACATAACAGAATGGTATTCACCATCAAAAACAGGCATCAACGAAGAACTTATTTCTTTATACCCAGCAGAACCAGATAACATAAATGAAACTGTACCATAACTATCAGTTGAACCATTATCCTTTAACTTAATAGCCCAATCTTGAGAACCTGGATAACTACCACTCTTTTGTACAAGTACTTGGTCTGAACCTGAAACTGAACGAAATCTAAATTCAACCGTGTCTGGTTTTCTACTTGTTTGACTTTCATCAGCCCAACTACTTGAAACAAACTGACCACCTCTAAACCCTAACGCTTTTGTAAACTTTCTTGCAATTTCAAATTGGTCTTTATGGTTTTTCTCTTGTATACCACCATACTCTCTAACTCTTAAAATCGTAGACGGAATACCATAACAGTTCATAATTCCTTTCAACGAACCAACAGTGCCTTTAGATTTCAATAAGTATGGCATACTTGCAAGTAACCTTTTTGTTATTTCTTTTGAAACATCACCCTCTGATGGAGAATCTAAAGAACCTGAAGTATAAAGAGAGTACTCACCACTTCCACTTGCTTTTTGACCAAATCCAAATCTACTTAACTCTAATAAATCTTTACCGTCTTGTACGTCCCAACCTAAAGATTTTGCTAAGTTAAAAATTAAATCTTTTGAAAACCCTTTACTTAAATCACTTTGTCTATCAGTCACCTTTGCCATCTCTGAAGTATAAGCCCAAAGTTCATCAAACTGTTGACCAACCATATCCATAAAATCTAAAAATTGTTGATTCTCTTTATCATCTCTAATATGTTCTGGTAATAAATTTACTAATCTATTTGAATTATCAGTATCATAGAGTGATGCTGAATAAATTTGTCCTGTTTTAGAATTTATAGAACCATACCAATTAGTAAATTGAGAATTAGAAGAGCTAAGTGGTTCAAATGGATTTGCATAACTTCCACTACCAGTTTTGGGCCAAGCTGCATTTGGAAATTCTCCCATTGAACTTGAAACATAAGATGAACTTACATTATACAAATAACCTTCATAACCATCAAGATTAGCTTTTACATTCCTTATTTTTTTATCAAATTCTTTTACATCATTTGTAGCATAATCAACCCCAACTAACGATGAGCTTTCAGCAGTATATCCTTCTATAAGTTGTATCTTGTATTTAAAATTTTCGAGTCTTCTTTCAGCTGAAGAAAAGTTTACAAAGTTCTTATAATTAGAATAGTCTATACTTAGTTCTGCTGGCTTTTCGCTACCACTTAAAAATTTATCTTCAATTTCTTTTTTCAAACGAGCATCAGTAGTTACTAAATCACCATAATTTTTATAGTCTACTTCTCGTCTTGTTACTGGTGAATCTACACTATCAGATTCAGGTATTCTTAATACTATCGTACCCTCATCTTCTTGTTCATATGGAACTAACTCAATAGTTTCTGTAAGCTGTGGTAGCATTTCACGAACAACATAAGCCATATCCTTTTCTTCAGCGTCTTCTGGTAATGGTTCATATAGTTTATATATAATAGAATATGGTGTATCTGGAATAGTTTCAAAGTCTGATGTAAAATTTGTTACTAAATTTAAGTTGTCTTCACCAAGATGTAAGTAAGTCGATAAATCTCTTCTATCTTGATTCTTATATCGTATGCTCCAATTTTTTATAGGTTCATCGTTTTTTATTAAATTTACTTGTTGTCTAGTTTTTTTCGAAAAACCATCAAGCGAATCTGCTACTGTAATTCCTTTATCATCAACATCTATAATTTTAGAAAGGAATGAAGCATAGATTGGTTTTTCAGTTACCTCATCTATATCTTCTAAATCGGCTTCAAGTTGAAATTCAAAACTGAAAACTTCTACCGTTTCCTTACCAAGTGTAACTCCCCCCATTACAAATGGTGGTATTGTAAGCGTGAATGTAACAACATAAAAACCTGGTTCGTTTACAGTATCATCAACACCAACTCCACTATTTATTTCAAAGAACGTATCAGCACCCCCGCTCATAGATGTACCGTTAGTTAAAACTGGAGTTTCTCTATCTATTGTATTATATAAATTCCACTGACCTTTAACTTGGGTAGTACCCTGAGGAATTCGTTCACTCGTAAAGGTATCTGCTAAATTAAACGTAATTGGTACTGTTACAAATCCTATATTTTTTCCCCCAACCTCATCCAAACCTTCTTCAATTATGATTGCATCATAATCAGTTTCATTATTAATTACGTTATTTGCAAAGAACTTTGGAAGTTCTATATATGAATTAGCCATTATATATCACTCCTAATTAACGTTACTAGCTTTTGTTGAAATTGCTCTTGGTAGGAATATTGATTCTGTAAATCTGCTACCCTCTTCCAATTCTATTTCTAATGAAATATCTAAGAAACAACCATTGTTATTTATTGTAATAACTAAATCTTTAGCTTGACTTGCATCTCCTTGAAAGGATAATCCATTTACCCCACCTTCGGCGTGTGGAGTTATTGTAACATTTGATTTATTAAGCTGAGTGTAGGACCAGTAATAATCGTGCTTTACACCAAGAGTAGTTTTATGTTTTCTAGTTCTCTCATACCCACCAATAGTCCATCTATAAGTTCTACCTACATTACGAAGGGTTGAATTACTACTCAAGGTTATTTTTTTATTCTTAACCGTCTTTATAGTGAATTTTCCAAATGCTAAATCAAGAAAACTTCTATTTTTTATTTGTTGGTTTACTAATCTCACCTCAGATCTTCCGTCCATATCAGTACTCATAGAACGTAATATTTCAGTTGAAGGTGTAGGTATAGTTTGACCCGCTATCTGAAGGGAAGCACCAGGAATAATTTTACTTTTAATTTTAGCAAACTTGTTGTCATCTCCATTTGCTAAAATAGTACCGGTTTCTGTTTTAGCAGGGTCTAAATTTAATAAGAAACTAGGAATAAATATTGATGTATCTTCAGAATCATAGAACTCTTCATCTGGACCACCACCTAAAGTACTATCATCTAATTGACTTCTAGCTTCAAATCTCGTGATAAATGCATTTGGTATTTCAATTGCACCACCTATTATATTTTTTCGGAATGGTTCAGCATTTGGAGCGACAAACTTTAAACTTGTACTGTTAGTATCTGCATTATCAGCAGCATTAGTTGGATCAAAAAACTGTAAATGGCTTTTTGAGCTTCCGAGTGAACCTATTAACTTTGTTTCCTTCTGTAAATTAAAGAAGTCTCTAAGGTATTTATCATTTTTTATTTGTTGGGTTACTAATCTCACCTCTTTTCTTGAATCTGATATTTCGTGTAAGAAATATTTATTATCCTTTAAAAATAATTCTTTAGATGAGTCTCCTCTTGTAAAAATTCTACCATCAGATTCAATGGTTACGTTTCCATTAGAGCCAGTATCAATTGGTTCGTTGAATAGTAATCCATCATTATCAATTAAAATAGGTATGGTATCACCAGCTAATTTTCTTAAAAAATTATACTTAACAATATAACGGCCCCTATCATAACCAGATCTTCTAAGAAGAGTACCTGTTTTTATAATTATTTTATTATTGATATCCCTTGTAATAAGTTTTTTATCAACAATTATATTTTCAATAAAATTTTCACTGGTATCAAAAATATGAGCTTCGACATAATCTCTTTCGACACCGCTTTCTGATGCATCAAAGTTTGGGAATAAGTAGGAATACTCAGGGTTGGTTGTATCGACTTCTATACGAGAAGTATTCAATAATTCAAAATCTTTCTGTGATAATTTAGTTTTCATAATATTAATCTACCATTTCACCTTCAGGAATTTTTTTAATTATATTTAGAGCTATAGCTTTAAATTTAGAAAAGTCATAACCTGAAGCAAATATTGTACTTAAATCTGGAAATAACCTTCGTTGATTATTTTGCACTAGCCATTTTCTTGAATCACTTGCATCTAATGAAGATAATAAGTCTTCATTTTCAATACCTTCAGGTAATTCTTCTGCAAATGTAACAGTTTTTAACTCATTAAATGATCTATCAACTACATTTTCAAGAAGAGGTGTTCGAGTATATATTGGTACTTCATTGTTAGAAACTACTGATTGTTTTAATCTTTGTTCTTTAGTTAAAGTACCTTTGTGTAATGCTGTTGGATCATCTAAATTTACATTTTCAATACCATCACCCGTAAGAATATCTTCAAATGAAAATAAAACATTATTTTCATCTCTAAAATTTTGTTCTGCAGATTTTTTAATTTTAGCTAAGTACTTACCTCTAAGTTCACTTCTAAAATTAGCATAAAATTCTATATCACCACTATCTAATTCTTCTTTTGTATATGGCATAAATTTACCTAATCTTCTTTAACAACTTTAAATGTGAATCCCTCGTCAAAGTATTGGTCTAGTTCATCAGTAGAACCACCATCACTTACCGCTCTATATTTTAATTTATAATATCGTTCAGGTTGATATCCATCCATCCAAAGTTTAAAATAGTTTCCTGTTGAATCACAACTAAGTTTAGAACCACTACCAAATGGTACAACCACATCATTTGTTTCTGCATCCACTATAGAATAAAAAGAGGAACCGCTTGGTAAATACTTTACCGTTAAATTTGAAGGTGTTGTTGAATATGTTTTAGCTGGAAATCTTTCTCTACCAACAACTCTAAACTTTACCTTTGATTTTTCGTGATATTCTGGTCTTAAGCCTTTCATATAAAGTACCATATCCTCTAAAGCTGAACCTGTTATTGGTTGTAATGAACCTGTACTATGGTTACCTATAGAATCATCCCAAACTGCTTCTAATGTTGGTGGGAATTTTGTGTGGGTATCACTTGAGAAAAATGAAAAGTTACCAAATCTAGTTGAATTACCTTCATCTGATCCAGAGTTCATAGTTAATGAATCATTACCTTCTGCTTGAGAACCTGATTTTATAATACCATTCCTTTTAACAATAAACCCTTCATTAGAACCAGTACCCTGTAACCACCACGTGACGATATCAGTTACATTCATTCTAACATCTTGAGTTTGTGCAGAATTAAATGAATAAGAAGCTTCATAAGCACCTGAAGCATTAGAACTACCACTAAACCAAGTTGCACCAGATTGACTTACTGCACCATCCCAAAGTAAACCTTCAGTTATTCCATTTCTAAAACTCCAACTATTCCCTTCAGTTGTTGCAGGATTGTCATAACTACGACCATCACCTGTAGTCCAACTTTGACTTATTGGATATGCATATATACTTTGAGATGTGGCTAATGCTGTTGGTTTAGCATCAAAAAGATTTAAATAAAATGAACTTGAAGCTGGCCCGTTTCCTGGTGGGGGTATCACACCATTTTGAATTGATGCTGATAAATAAGATAATGGAAATCTAATTAATATTCTTGAAACATTAACTTGATTAGCATTATCACTAACATCTTTTCTTATTTCTAATATCTCATCAAGTCCAGTATTTATACTACTACTCTGTTGATAGATTGTTGAATCTTTATCTGCAAATGTAAAATAATGCATTAAGTTACTCCACTATACCTAAATTATCACCGACAACTTTTCCTTTTATGTCGGAATCAGGGAATTTAATTTCAAAAATACTTGGGTCTAATGCTGGATATAATACCCCATCAATTAAACCACTACCAATATCATAAAAATTACCAGAATAACCTTCTGATGTTTTATGTTTGTTTTCTATAATAATGGTTGTTTCAGTTCCTGTTGGTTGACCTTTTGGAGCAACTACTGAAGACACACCATCTACTAATGATAATTCATAAGAAATATCTGACAATACAATAGGTTGTCCTATTTGCCATCTATCAATATCAAAGAAATCTTGAACCCGTGAAATACAACTAAGAAGAACTTCATTTTTATTAAACCCCACCTTAGTTAATATTGCAAAATTAACAGAAATATTAATAACATATGCATCCTTAATATTAATAGCATCAGTAACTAATCTAAATTGAGATAGGTAGGTTTTTAAGTTTTCTTTTACAGTTTGGTTTAATGGTGTTAATTTTTTACTTGTATTGTAACCAAGTGTGTACATATTCATTGCTAATGGATTTGGTATTCTTCCTACTTGAAATGATTTTAAAGTTCTTTTATTATCAACATCTTCTTGTGTAACCGCTCGTTCTAAATTATCTGTTTGAGCAGATTTATTTAATTGGTCATCTTGTACTAAGTGAGCTTTAGCAATATTACCATACCTTGTAGGGAGTGAATAAGCTCTAACAATATAGTCTTCTTTTGTAACGGATCTACCTTGTGCTTGAAAATGTGCTAGTGCATTTTCACGAACTTCCCTAACACTCTCTCCAGCTGAACCACCAGTTGCGGGTTTTGGATTACTCATTGCAACTGAGTTCTTTGCTGCATTTACTAATGATGTAGATAGTAAACTATCTTGAATTTCATAAGTAGCAGAGGATAGTTCTGTAGCTTCAGCAGTATTGACGTTATCATCAAGACTACCACCGTGAGCATATTTAATTGTTAATGTAGTATTTGATGGAGCTAATCCAAAAGCTTTTGTTTTTAAAAAATTACTTGGGTCAAATGCTGTAGTTAAATAACTTGGACTACCAGGTAAGTTAGAACCAACCATATCAGGGTTTGGAATAATTTCTTCATCAGCATTATCGGATATTCCAGCTCCAAATCGTAATACCGTTTCATCATCTTGATTAATAAATGTCGTAAACCTACGAGAAGTTTTCTTTAATTTTAAAATATATGGAGAGGTTTCTTTATTAATGACTGATGTTGGGTCGTTAGTAGAATTATTTTCCATATCGTCAAAAATAGTATCTCTAGCTAAAGAATCTACTTCATACCAAGTATTACCGTCACTATCTGTACACGATATAATCTGTATAACATCATCATTTGCTAATTTAATTTGGGGATATTTTTCAGCTAAACCAAATGAGAATGTTTCAGTTGTTACATCTCCACTCTCAGCCTTTACTTTCTTTTTTAATAAAAATTTAGTTGGTGCACCACTATTAGTTTCAAACACCGATACCATTCTTGGGTCATAAGAACTTGAAAATTTAAAATTTACATCTTCTAAAGTTCTAAATGTAGTACCCGTTGAAGTTGCATTAACTTGAGCACCTGCTTTAACAGTAAGAGCATATCTATAATCTGGTTCATTATTTAGTGCGGGTATTGTTTGAAATACATCTAACACAACTGAAGCTGGTGTTGTTGTTTTTGGTTTATATCCAAATGATTGTGCTATATTATAAACATTCCTTTTTTCTTCTGCATAAGCAAGAAGTGATTCTCTGAATTG